CACGGAAGGCCCGTTCGAAGGCCAGACCATGCGCATCAAGAAGCTTCTCGACACGGGCGACGTGGACGGTATCGTGCGCCTGTTCGGTGGCGAAGTGAAGATCCGGGTGAAGACGGACAAGCTGGCAGCGGCGTGACGAGAAGGAGAGATTGATGGTATCCCATGAGATTACAGAGGATGGCGAAAGCACGCTTAATTGGGCAATCAGATCGGCTGGCTTTATGGGAACGGTTCGACAATTAACATGCTGCGGTCGGTGCGGTGAAGGGATTTCGGTGCCGAGCAATAAGCCAAGACACACCATAGATATTCTAAAACCATCTATGCACTTTTTGTGCGACCCATGTTTTGATGCGCTTCCCGATTAGGGCAAAAGAACGTCGTGAATTTCCAGTTGCAAATGCTACGCAACAAGGCTAGATTCGCAACTGGATGATTTGGTAACCACCCGGCGGACCATCTTAGGATGGGAATACACGCCAAGCCAAACCCAGCGCCCACGTGCGGCGCGCGTCAGCGGTTTATTGCCTAATTATATACTTGACAAAGCACGTTTTTGGGAGTAGTTCCTATGGCCGACAGGCCGGCACCAGGACCCTTTGATGGGATTGAGATAACGCCCGAGATGATCGAGGCGGGTGCAGATGCCGCCTTTGAGGCTCTTCGACTTTCAGAAGCGAGCGCCTGTCTTTCTGGGGACGACTATCGGGTTCTTGCCGTTAGGGTCATTGAAGCCGCCTATGGCAAGCTCGGACTGGAAGCGGCTAAGCCTGCTTAGAAGCCGCCCAAAATCGAGAGCGGCGCTGATTAGATCGGCTTCCGTATACCGAAAGTCCGGATTTTGACGACGCTTTCGAAGGATTGAGACGGCATCTAGAGGGTCAGGTTTGATAACGGGGACGCCCTTCTGGTCCTCATCGTAATTCTCAACCTCGAATACCCCATGAACAAGAAAGTTGCGGACTGCTAGCTGGGCATCGATTTCCTTCTTGATGGGCGTCCACCATCCCTTGCGGGATGTTTCGGACATTGCGAATTGCAGGCACCTATCGAGCAGGAGAAGACGCGAATCGAAGCTCTGGATATGGAACCATGTCGTGGAGATCAGAAGCGGGTGAGCGTCCTGCATCAGCGTATAGAAAATGCGGTAGGCAGCACTTTCGACCTTCTGCCATTCGGTTAAAGCGCGGCCATAGGCGTGCTTGAATGAATGCTCGGCTTTCAAGGTTTCATGGTCTAACGACAAGGCACTATCCCGCGCGAGGAGTGTGCCTGGGAAAGCCAGGCACGGGAAAAATAAGCGAGTTCGCTCATAATATGCATTTACGCATAATTGCGTGGCGTGCATAAACTAGACGGCGGACTGGAGACGGTGGGGATCGAACCCACGGGAGCTAGGTCGGAAATCTTGCCGCCCGTAACCATACCGTCCCCATACGACTACCCCGCGATGGATCGGGGTAGAAGGCACCAGCAGCAATGCCGGGTGCGCCAGCCAGCGAGCCTTGTGAGGCGGGTGTGTGCGTCTTGGTCGGTGGGCACACCCCCTCCATCGCGCTGGCAATCCCAATCCAAAGACGACTCGACTGCCGATGGCAACGATTCGTTTCGCCATTAACAGCCTCCACCACTACGGGTAGTGGCTTGTGGTTGGGGAAAGTGGGGAGAACGATGTCTGATCGCACCCAAAAGGCCGCTCGTCCTCTCGGGAATGAAGCCGAAGCCGAATCAGAGCGTGCGTTCAACGAGACGCTAAAGCGGATGCTGAAGACGCCGCCGAAGCCGCATGAGAAGGCGACACCGCTGCGACCGAAAGATAAACTCACTGCGGCGAGGGACGGCCAAAAATCAAATCCAACCTAGTATCTGGCGGCAAATCGGCATATATTCCTCTCCTAGAGACAGGAGAAGTTATGCCAGCCAACTATGAAAGGGCTAAGAAGGCTGCGCGTGAGACCCTCGCAAAGTATGGTCTGACGACCCCTCCGTTTGACCCGGAGGCAATCGCTGAAGCGATGAACGTGAACGTCGTCTATACGCGTTTCGGTGGTGCGCATGGAGGCGCGATTTCAGGATTCCTCCAGTTTGACCCGCCGCAGATCGTCATCAATCTTGACCAGCAACCGAACCGGAAGACGTTCACCATTGCGCATGAGCTGGGCCATTATGTGCTCCACCAGGATTATGCTCGCTCTCAAAATTACCAGGTGATGCCTCGGAACAATTACTATGGGGAGCAGAAGCCGGATGAGGAGAAGGAAGCGGACGTGTTCGCTGCCCACCTTCTCGTCCCAATGAGAGCGCTCCAACGCTATCAGGATGTCGCCAGCACAAGTGAGTTGGCCCGTCTTTTTGCCGTTTCCGAAGATGTTATTATGAACCGCCTGAAGTGGGTTTGATTGTCTAATTCGATTTCCAGAACTGAGGCCGAACAAAGCATCACCGGCCCGCTTCAGGACGTGGACGATTCCAAAGACAGGGCGATTACCCAAGGCGAACGCGAACGGGTCGAGATCGAAGGGAGGAAGCAATTCTTCTTGCGCTGCGCTGACACGCGGGGCGTCTCACGCTTGCCGATGTAGGTTTCATCGGCTTCAACGGTCTTGCCCGCGCCGCCAATGGGACCGGCCGACTTCACGTCCTCTTTCATCGCTTCGCGGATGCGGTGCGCCATGAACCAAGCGGTCTTGTAGGTGACGCCGAGCATGCGGTGCAACTGGTGCGCGGACATGCCTTTCTTTGACGATGCGAGAAGGAACGTCGCCAGCAGCCACTTGTTCAGGGCGATCTTGGAACGCTCAAACACGGTGCCAACGGTCACGGTGAACTGCTCGCGGCATTCCATGCAGTTGTAGAGGCCGGGGCGGTGCGCCTTGCCCTTCATTGCGGTGATGCGATCAGCACGAGCGTTTCCACAGTGCGGGCAATTCGGGCCATGCGGCCAACGCTGCGCTTCCAAGTGGATGCGGGCTGCGTCGGCGTCGATGAAGATGGGAGAGTCGAGTTTCATGGCGATGGATCTTACTGCTGCGGAGCGAGAGGCATTTGAGGCTTTAGCGCGAAGGCGATTTGGTGCTGAAGTTGTTCCAGTGTGGGCCGATCAAGCACCATCGTCATCGGCCCCAGGTTCTCAGTCTCAAACGACAAACCGAACTTCTCATCAACGCGGTCTGCGTAAGCGGCTGTCACTATCCCGATTTTGGCAAAGCGCATGTCGTTTCCCCCTGTTGTCGCTATCTAGCGCCATCAAGCGTGCTTTGTCAAGTATATAATTAGGCAGCGGTTTATTGCCAGAGTTTCGCGCTTCGGCGCAACGATATGCGAGGCGGCGCTACGTTGGCCTAACCCTTCGCCTTAAGGGCACGGGGCCAGTGGCGTGAGCGATAAGGCGAGAAAGTGCTTTCCCTGCCTCGCACCCTTTGCCCGCCGCTGTCCCATCAATCCTCAGAGATGCCTAAGCTCAAGGGGACATGCGCGCGGGCAAAACCCATAACCGCACATAGAGGAACATGATCATGGCCCTACCAAGCGGTGTGTCCAAGGACTCAGTTCGTGCCGTCTACGAGGCGCTGACCAACGGCGATGCGTTCGCAGCAACGGGCGCCGATTCCGTCTCGCGCATTCTCTCCGCTGCGGCCTCGACCAATGCGACGAGCGCCAAGGCGTCGGCAGGCTACCTGCATCAGGTGAGCGGCCACAACTCCGCAGCTTCGGCCCGATATCTCAAATTCTATAACAAGGGGACGGCCCCGACTGTCGGAACCGACACGCCAGTCCTGACCTACTATCTGCCGAGCTCGAGCGCTTTCGTGTTCGACATCCCGGCGCTCTATTTCGCGTCAGGCATCAGCTACGCGCTGACGACGGGTGTTGCGGATGCCGATACCGGCGCGCTGACGGCGGCCGATATCATCGGCCTAAACGTGGTCTTCGGGTGACGCCATGAGCGGATTTGCACCTACTATCGCCAGTCTGCCATGGACGCCCCAGCTCCGCTTCGGAGCCGCCAGTGTCGGCATGACCTTCTCGACGCAGACGGGTTTCTACACCCGCGTAGGTCCGCTGGTGTTTATCCGGGTGACTTTGATCCTGTCGGCGAAGGGGTCATCGACCGGAGACGCGTCTATTTCTGGACTGCCATTTGCAGGCGTGGCGACAAACCAGGTCGTCGCCGGGAAGTTCCAGATGCAGAATATGAGCGCCAGTTGGGGCGACACGGAACTGAGCCCGCGGGTAGCTGGGGCTATCACGGCCATGACGATCTACAAAGCCGCCACCACCAGCATCGCTGCGCTGCAGCATACAGATTTCGCGGACAGCAGCATTATCCTTTTCAACGGGATTTACGAGGCCGGCTGATCACGTTGCGCTTGTCAAAAGCTGCTGGTATAGCGTTATGTGACTTTGACAAAAGGCCGACGCCATGCCCGCGCCAACGAAGCCCGATATCGATTATTCCTACACGGGCTTCCAGCAGGAAGCGCAGCTCGACACATTTCCAGGGACGCAGCTCGATAACGACCTGGCCGAGCTGAAGCGCGCAGCCGATGACGGCCGCCGTTGGAGGTATCTACACCGGAGCGGCAAAGTCGGGAACCATATTGGTTGCCGCATCTCAAACATGGAATGTTAGCGAAGGCTTTGTCCTCGGTCTGGCAGTTCGCCCGCGACTTACGGTCCCTCCGATCCTGTCGCTGTCCACCCCGGAAGGGGCCGCGCGCACTTGCGACCTCTATGTCTTGGGCTTCGGCGTCCTTTAACCTCTCCCCAGCAACAGCAACAGCAATTGGAGAACTGACATGGACATTCTTAAGAGCTTCTATGGCCGCAGATTCGGACTGTCGAAGGACGGCGACCTGATTATCAACAACGGTGCGAACCAGCGCGTCATCCGTGGTGGCGGCAACATCGTCAACTGCACTGCGTCGACGCTCACGGTCACGGCAGATCTCCACGCTGGCAAGATCGTCACGCTCAATCGCGCCGCTGGTATTGTCGTATCGATGCCCGCCGCAACTGGCACGGGCAACGTCTACAAGTTTTACGTCGGCACGACTGTCACGTCGAACGTCTATCGCATCAATGCGCTGACGACCGACATCATCCAGGGCGGCGTTGCTCATTCGACCGACGCGGCTGGTGTCGCAATCCTCGCCATCCCGACTGCTGACTACATCAGCATGAACGGCTCGACCACGGGCGGGCTGATCGGGACGTGGATCGAACTGACCGACGTTGCGACGGGTGTGTGGATGTGTGCTGGCTTCGTGGTCAGTTCAGGTGCTGAGGCAACAATTTTTAATGCCACGTAAGGCAACCTGATATGTCTGTCCTTCGCTACGCCTCTCAGGAGGCTGCGAACATCAAGAAAGCATTGAGCCGGGCAACCCAGCAAGCCCAGCTCAATGCATCGCTCGCGCAACGCGCGGCCGAAGAGGAAGCAGCGGCGCTGTTTGGCGATGCGGCCAGTCTCGTCGCCGTCCCAGCCAGTTCCACGGCTACCGGCACAACGGGTCAGGTTTCAGCTGACGCGGTGTATTTATATTATTGCTACTCGACGGATTTGTGGGGCCGCATTGCATTCGACGCAACCCCTTGGTGAGAGGCAAAGCACCATGAGTGTAAAATACACGGCCCGTTCTACGTCTGACAGAACTGAGGATTGGCCGTTCTGGATGGTTGTGGACGAGAGAAACATCAACGTGACCGGCAAGCTATTCGAGAAATGGTCCGGCATTCCTGCGTCCGGTGGCATGTTTGCAACGCGCGAAACCGCCACGGCATTGGCCGCCACGGCAAATAACTTGGCGGCTCTCTAATGCCAGCCGGTAGGCCAACAGACACCGAAATTGCAGATTGGGAAACCGAACTGACGCCGAAACAGCGTGCGTTCGTCCGGGAATACCTTATCGATCTCAATGCGACACAGGCTGCAATCCGTGCCGGCTACTCCGAAAACACTGCTCACGCGATCGGGCACGAGAACCTTAGCAAACCTGAAATAGCCGACGCCATCGTTTCTGCAATGGAATTAAGGGCAAAACGCACTGACATCACGGCGGACCGCGTGCTTCAGGAGCTTGCCAAGATCGGTTTTTCGGACATCCGCAAGGCAGTGAAGTGGCAATCGTCTCTCATAACGGAAGAGGACAACCCGGACGGCGGCGACATCGCGGTCATCAAGACTGTTGTCACCAACACGGTGCAGATGATTGCCTCTGACGAGATCGACGATGACACGGCCGCGTGCATTTCCGAGGTGAGCCAGAATGCAACTGGCGGGATCAAGATCAAGTTGCACGACAAGCGCGCGGCACTGGTCGACATCGGCAAGCATCTTGGCATGTTCAAGGAGCGCGTCGAACACACCGGGGCAAATGGCGGGCCGATCGAGACGAGGGATTTGTCTGGCTACGATCTCGCGCGCCGCATAGCCAAGCTGCTTGATGTCAAACCTGCTTGACCAGATTCTGGAGCGCTTCAATGCGCTGCCGATCGACCAACAGGAGGAATTGAAAGAGCTTGTATCGGAAGCGACAGCCGATTGGGATTGGGTAGAGAATACCGGACCCCAGAAGGATGCTGTCGAAACCCTTGCTGATGAGCTGTTCTACGGCGGACAGGCAGGTGGTGGCAAGACGGATCTTCTCTGCGGGCTTGCCCTCACCAATCACAAGCGGTCCCTGCTCCTGCGTCGGATCAACCAGGAGGTTCGCGGCATTGAGGACCGCTTAGCGGATATTCTCGATACGCGGGATGGCCTTAATGCATCTAACCATGTGTGGCGCCGTCCTGAAGGCCGTGTCATCGAAATGGGCGGGTGCCAGTATGAGAACGACAAGCAGCGCTACAAGGGCAACCCGCACGATCTGATTGGCTTCGATGAGATCGCCGACTTCTCCGAGACACAGTATCGGTTCATCACGGCGTGGAACAGATCGGCCGATCCCAGCCAGAGATGTCGCATTGTTTGCACCGGCAATCCACCGACCTCTCCGGAGGGCCTATGGGTTCTGAAATACTGGGCACCGTGGCTTGACGAAAACCATCCAAACCCCGCGCAGGACGGCGAACTTCGCTACTACACGACGATCGCGGGTGAGGATGTCGAATGCGACGGGCCTGATCCAGTTGAAGTGGACGGCGAATTCATTACGCCACGGTCTAGGACGTTCATCCGTTCGAAGCTGAGCGATAACCCGGATCTGAACGCGACGAACTACGATGCGGTGCTTGCGGCTCTTCCAGAGGAACTGAGAGACGCCTATCGCGAAGGCAAGTTCACAGCGTCACAGAAAGACGCCCCGCAACAGGTCATCCCGACTGAGTGGATCAAGGCCGCGATGGCGCGGTGGGATTCGAAGCCTCCGGCTGGTATCGGGATGTCATGTCTCAGCCACGACGTAGCGCTGGGGGGTGGCGACTCCAACGCCTTCGCCCGTCGTTATGGTCATTGGTATGATCAGATCATTGTCGAGAAGCTGAAGGGGTTTGTCGACCCGATCGACCTTGCTTCGCGAGATATCACATTGATGCGGGACGGGTGCCCTGTCGTCATCGATATGGGCGGCGGGTTTGGGTCGGGTGTCTACTCGCACCTGAAACAGAATGTCCAAGGCATCACGCTTTACGGCCATGATGGCGCTGGGGAATCCCGCAAACGGTCCAGGGACGGCAAGTTCGGGTTTGCCAACAAGCGCGCAGAAGTGTGGTGGAAGTTCCGCGAGGCGCTAGAGCCAAACCTGGGCGAGCCGGTTGCTCTGCCTCCCGACCCCGAATTGCTGGCTGATCTTGCCGCGCCGCGTTGGAAGCTGACATCGCGCGGGTTCCTCATTGAGGAAAAGGTCGCGATCAAGAAGCGCCTCGGCCGCTCGCCTGACAAGGGCGATGCGGTGGTGAACGGCTGGGCTTACGGCGAGGATGCGGTAACGGCCCGCATTCGCGTGGCACGCAATCCGACCGGGGCGCCAAGGGTCAATTTGGGCCATTCGAATATGAAGGCGAGGCGAGGCAGATGATTGAATTGCATGCCGCATATGAGATCGAGCAGGGCTATGCAAAGCCTGAGATTGTTGGTTTCGCCATCAATCAGGTCGTGGCGCGTGACCTGAAACGGCGCGGGTTGACGGATTCCGACATCATCAGCCGTGACCGCATCGAAGACGGCGTAGAGGTCGAACATATCATCGCAGGGCAGGCGAGGACGTATCTCCGCTATTGCGACAAGATCACCATCCCCGGAGACGAATGACATGGGTGCTTTGTTCGGGAAGGCTAAGCCTCCCAAGGTTGTCCGCATGCCGGACGCGAACGATCCCGCAATCCGCCAGTCGGAAGAGCGCAAGCGTCGTGAGATCGCGGCTCGCTCGGGACGTTCCTCGACCATGCTGAGCCGTGGTGCGGGTGGTGTGCCTCGTGGCAGTGGTGGTGGCAACAATGGGCGTGGCGGCGGCGGTGGTGGAGACGCGGGAACGCGGAGCTACAGCAATAGTCTTTTGGGCTCGGCTGGCTGATCCTGATGGACTCTCGCGCTCGTGAACTCGTCAAGATCGGCGACGGCCTCTTCACCAAGAAGCGCCCGCACGACGAGACGAACCAGGAGATTGCCGAGAACTTCTACCCGCTGAGGGCCGACTTCACGTCGCCGTTCTCGCTGGGTGAGGATTTCTCAGGCGATCTGATGGAATCGTTCCCGGTGCAGGCGCGCGAGACGCTGGGCAATGCGCCGTCGTCCATGCTGCGCACCGGCCAGTGGTTCAACGTCCGCACGGGCTTTGAGGAGATCGACGAGGCGCCGGCCAACGCACAATGGCTGGAGGCGGCAACGTCGCGCTTCAAGCGGTTGATCTATGATCGCAGGGCCAACTTCACGCGGGCCACGGGCGAAGTCGATCATGATTACGTGACGTTCGGCGGCGGTGTCTTGTCGGTAGGGGAAAGCTCCGGCCGCGATCATTTCCTGTTCCGCTCGTGGCATCCCCGCGATTGCGTGTGGATGGAGAACTCAGACTGCAAGATCGACCATTTGCAGCGCTTCATGCCGACCACGGCGCGCAACATCATGGCGAACCCGGTGTGGGCGAAGAACGCGCATAGGGACATCGTTGAAGCGGCAAAGACCGAGCCGACGAAGGAATTCAAGGTTCGCCATGTCGTGCTGCCCGCCGACGAGATGTATGGCGACGACAAGGCCCGGCGCCGCCGTTTGATGGCGAACGGGATGCAGTTCGTCTCGCTCTACATCGACTGCGAGCATGAGGAAATCCTGGGCGAGGGCGCCCTTCCGGTGTTCTGCTACGTGACGCCTCGCTGGCGCACGATCAGCAATTACCAGTATGGCTTCTCCCCCGCTGCGATCACGGCACTGCCTGACGGGCGCATGATCCAGTCGATGGCCCGCATTCTGCTGGAACAGGGCGAAAAGGCCGTCGATCCGCCGACCATCGGCAAGGGCGACATCTTCCGCGACGAGATCAATCTCTATGCGGGCGGTCATACGCATGTCGATCTGGAGGATTCCGACGACATCCGCAAGGTGTTCCAGACCGTCGATCAGGGCGGCAATCTTGGGCTTGGGCTGGAGATGAAGCAGGACGTTCGGCTGCTCATTGCCGAGAGTTTCCTGATCAACAAGCTGATGCTGCCCTCGGCGAGGGAAATGACGGCATTCGAGACGCAGGCCCGGCTTGACGAGTTCCGCAGGGCTGCACTGCCGTTCTTCGGCCCGATCGAAAGCGAGTATCACCTTCCGTTGCTCGATTGCGCATTCCAGATTGCGGTGCGCAACAAGTCGTTCAACTTCAAGGAAATGCCGGAGGATCTACAGGGCGAGGACGTGACATTCACGTTCGATACGCCGCTGAACACGGCAGAGGGACGCCAGACGATCCTGGCCTATCAGGAGAGCCTACAGATCATCGCAGGCGCCGCGCAGATCGATCAGACCATCACGGCTGGCTACGACATCAAGCAGGCTACCAAGGACGCGGTGCGTGCCACTGGTGCGAAGGCGGACTGGATACTTGAAGGCGATGTCGCAGAAGAGAGCGAGGACGCTGCGGCGGTCGACGCCAATCTGGTCAAGGCGGCTGAGCTTGGGCTTGCCGGTGCTGGCGTTGCCGGTGCCGTGGCCGACAGTTCGATCAAGCTTCAGGAAGCAGGCTTGGCTTAACCCAACCATAGAGAGGCACTATGGCAATTTCCAAGGTGGCGGTGTCGCAAGACGCCCATCGCCTGATGCTCGCTATCGGCGAGGCGATCAGGCTCCATACATCGCAGTCGCCCATGTCTGGTGAGCAGATCGTTGGTGTTCTCGGCTTCTGTTCCGGAGCCGCAATCGTGCGGGCTGCGAACACGCGGAATGATCGCCGGCAAATGCGCGAGATGGCTGTTGCGAATGTCGATCTCGGCATTCAGGCGATGACTTCGAGCATGGCGAACACGAGCCTGATCATTCCGGACGGGGTGATGTGATGGCTACGCTGCTTTCGGTGGAACCGTGGCTCGTCGTTACGGCCGGGTATTCGGCGCAGAACGACAACTATGGCCTGACGGTTTACGGGCCTCGTCGCAAGGAACGTGAGCCGACCGGGCGACTTCGGTGGATGCTTGAGTTTCAGATCGGATATTCGGGGATCGATCGCGAGTTCGTCTTTGCCCCGGCGCTGTTCTGGCACGCTCACAAGCCGCCAAAATATCTCGGCACGAGGCGTCTGCTCTGATGATCGAGGAACTGAAGCCCGTCGCCTACGATGAGGCAGTGCTTTACGCGGCCCGCGCGCTGTTCGATGGCGTCGCCAATGACGGCCAGCAGAAGCATTTCATGGAATGGCTGCTGTTCAACGCCTGTCACATCGGCCAGCCCGACATGCACGAGAACGATCGTATCCACGCATTTCTCTCCGGCCAGCGTTCGGTCGGGGTGCAGATCGCAAAGCTTCGGTTGCCGGAGGCGCTGAAGATGATCGAACGCAAA